GGCGGCGCCAGCCGGCGAGACCGAGGAGCCCGGCACCGAGTCGGCGAGCCATCAGGCCGCGAAGGTCTCAGTCTCGGCCAAAACGAAGTAAGCGCCGATGCCAAACGGCGGCACCATCTACGCCGGACGCACGGTCGCTCAGCTTTCAGCTGGGCGGCCGGTGGCCGCGCTCACCGCGTCACCGACAAACGGCGCCTGGATAAATCCGCCGCGCGCCGCGATGTGCGCGGGCGTGCAGCAATGCTGTTGCAAGGGGCCATGGAACATTGGACCCGGCGAAACCCTGCCGCTGGCGCTGGACTGGTCGCCGTGGCTCGCGAGCGTGCCCGGTTTTAATCTGTCAGAGGTGGCCGAGGCCTCGATTACCGACATGACGGTGAACCCGCCTGCGGCGCCCGAAGCCGAAATCATCAAACTGGTGTTGAGCCGCAACGACGACGAGCCAGACAATACCGACGTGGCCGATCTGATCCGTATTTTTCCGCCGAGCGCTACCATTGCCAACGTTGCGGTCGGGCTTGACGCGCGGATTGGCGCGCAATTCCGTTTAGACATGGCGATGACGGCAAAGGATTGTGCCGGCGAATCCATCACCATGCGTGATTGTTTTGTTATCGTGGTGCGCGAATGCTGACGCAAGCCCAGCAAGAGCAGGTCAACGCGGCGTTTGCGCTGTGCAAACTGCAGGCCGCCACGGACGGCGCTTTTCCCGATGAATTGCTGCGGCACTGGTTCGATGCCGCTTGGGATTTGTGCGCTGAAATGGTCGGCTTGGTGTTTCCGGCCCGCGCGGTGGTCGAACCGATCTTTCTGGATGAGTGCGGCAACTTCGCCTTGAGCTATCCGCCAGCCAGCGAGGTCAAGATTTATGCGGGCTATACCCTGATTGCCGTGTTGCCGCCGTCGTTGCGGCGAACGTGGTGCGATCCGTCCTTGTGCTGTCACTGTAATATCACCGCCCATTACACGGTCGGCAATGATGATCCGTGCAGCGCGATTCCGCCACGCTTCGTGCAGGGCGTCGCGCGCCTCTTCACCTACATGGTGGAAAATCGCGGCGATGTGGAAATGAATGACCAGATTCTTGGGCGGTGCGGCGCGCTGCGCTTCTTGTCGCCCGATCTCGCTTATGTGGCTTGACCATGCCGAAGATCGTCTTACGCCGCCGCTCGGCGCCGGAAATCGGCGAAATGCGGGATATCGTCTGGGTTTGCACGACCGTTGAGCGGCCCGATGACGACGTGTCGACGATCAAACGGCGGCCCGGTGTGTTCGAATGTCACGCACGAATCCGCAGCCTGCGGCCGGACCAGATCATGGATTATCAGGCGGTATTCGGCACCGAAGGCAAGCCGCCGACCAAGGAAATAACGATCCGCTATCCGCCCGATGCGCGGGTTGATGTCAATCATTGGGTTTACCAAAAAACGGGCGATGCGCGGATTTGGTACAAGGTCCGCACCGTCGAGGATGTCGGCAATGTGCAGCGATTCCTGTTTTTGGATTGCTCGATTGACACCGTTTTCGATGATCGCACCGACCCGGCCACGCAACAGAACCCGCCCGTGTGGGAAACGCCGGAGGCCGGATGATGGTTACGGTCATCGTGCCCGACTTGCCGGCGATCGAGGTCGACGAAGAGGTGATCGCGGCATGGATCGAAAAGCGGCTTGAGGATGCGCAAAACCTGTTCCTGCGCAACCTCAACAGGGGGCGCGGCGGCGGCAAGGTCTACCGGCGCGGGCGGCGGCGCCATTTCGCCTCGGCGCCTGGGGAATACCCGGTCACGGACGGCGGCCGGCTGTCAGGCTCAGTTCATCCCGAGTTGGTGAGCAACCGCGAGGGTATCCTGTGGTCCGACGTGAAATATTCCAAATGGTTGACCGAGGGCAGCAAGTACATGGAGCCGCGCAAGATGTTTGCCGAGGCCATCAAGGAAACGTTGGCGGATCGGCCCGAGACCGATGAATTGGCGAAAGCGGCGAGGATCAAATGAACGCCATCGTGCCGCCACGGATTGAAAGCCTGTTCAACGTGGTAACCCGCCGCATAAGGGCCGCGCAAACCATCTTTGGCGACCGGGTGAAGCTCGATCTGCGGCAGCGGTCGGAAGACCAGTGGTCGGCGCTTGCAACGCCTTATCTGTTGGTCAACCCGTTGACGACACGCCCGAGCCGCGATGTTGACGCCGACTCCATGGTCAACCCGCGCCTGATTCAATTTATCGCGCAGTTCGACGGGCGCGGCAGCGAAGCCGAACACTTGGCGGCGATTGATATCGAAACCGCCGAAAAACAGCTGATCTATGTGCTCGCCAACTGGCAGCCGCAGAGCCTGCGGTTCGGCTATCGGCCCACGACCTATAGCGGCATGCGGATCGAAGGCACGCGCGAGCCCAAGGTCAAAGTGGTGTATCTGTTCACCTTCAATGAGCAGATCGTCTTGCCCGACCCGCTGTCGTTCGGCGAAGAGGATATACCCGACGAAAGTGTTGTCATTGACGGCGTCGCCATCCATGTCAGTGATCCCTGCTGCAACGTGCAATGCGAGCCCGTCGCACCACCGGACTTCAGCGTTGCCGTGACAGGCGGCGAGTGTCCAAGCACGCCCGTGGAACCCTGCGAGCCTGGATGCCCGCCGATGCTGGGTGACAGTGCAACCAACGGAGGACAGCCATGACCAAGATCGGAGTTGGACTCGGCGGCGGCGCCGCGCAGACACCGACGCCACCGCAGAGCAAGGTGGCCCGCGCCGGCAGCGGCGTTGATTGGAGTCTGCCGCAATACGCCACACCACATCCGGCGCCGACGCGGAGGTTCGGCCGCCATGTTGCACAGCGCGCCACCACGCCGCAGCTGCCCGAGCGCAATGTCCGCGTGCGTGCCATCGCGCCGGCTACGGCCTACACGCGCGAGGGAACGCCAATTCCGTCAGATCAATGGGTGACGGTGCCGATAAGCCCGAGCCTGATCGAAGCGGAGGAGCGCGGTGACGTGGAGATCGACAAAGGCAAGGACGCCGAGCAATCGCATTCGCGGCGCCATAGGCCGCCGCCACCGGCAACGCCCGAGTAGGACTCAGCAATTATGTGCTGATCGCAGGTGTAGCATCCCGGCTTCGATTGGTAGGAGGCCGGGATGGCTGAAAATCGAATCTCGCTCGCCGCCGCCCGTGGCAATTTCCTGACGTGGTGCATCAGTGGATATCTGCCGCTTGGCGAGCTGTGCCGCCCGCTCTACTTCGCGCAAAAGCTTTCATCGGTGACAGAGTCAGAGGTCGGCGAGTTCTATCCGGTCTATTCCGTCAACGATGCCCGTCGTTTGTTCGGCGCCGGTTCGGTCGCCGCCAACATGGCGATTCAGCACTTTTGCGCATGCCCGGAATTGCCGCTCTATATCGCGCCGGTCGATGATCCCACGACAGGGACGGCGGCGGTTCACACCATCAAGGTCGAAGGCCCGGCCACCGACAACGGCGTGTTGTCGGTCGCCATCCTTGACGAAGTTTTCGCGGTCGGCGTGATCGTCGGCTCGACCGCCGCGCAAGTCGCGGCGGCGCTCGCCTCTGTGCTGCAACAGTGGGCCGATCTGCCCTTCACCGTTACGGTGCCGACGACGGGAAACGGTGATGATATCATCACGTTGACCGCGAAAAACAAAGGTGCAAACGGCAATTGGTTTGAGCCGGTTTGGAATCCGAATTTCGGCGATGCGTTCCCGCCCGGAATCGGCGTCGAGACCGCCACGCCCACGGCCGGAGTCGGTGTGCTCAACATTGATCCCGCTTTGCCTGTGCTCAACTGCCAGTTTGATTGTATCGGCGCCGGTTTCGAGGATGAGATCGCCATCAATACGTTGATCCTGATTATCCGGCAAAATTGGGCGTGCGGCGTGCAAGGGGACTTCAAGGGAGGCCACCTTATCCATACCCGCACTGATACTTCGGGCACGATCTTCGCCTATGGCATGGATCGCAATAACCCGGAAGAATGCGTCTTGCCGTGCACCGCCGATTATAAATATCCGGGCTATCTGCTGACGGCCGCCGCGACCTCGCGCATTTGCTGCACCGGCTGCAGCGACCCGAGCCGCCCGATTCAGCTCGACAACGGCGTGCTTGGTTGCCTGTTCGACAGCCGCAAGTGCACCACGGTATGGGCGGCTGAAGAAAAGAAAATGTTCTTCGACGCCGGCATTGTGAATTGGGATGTCGCCAACACGCGCGGCGTGCGGCAGACTCAGCTGTGGATTGAAGAGCCGCTGACAACTTACAAATATGATCCCGACACGGGCGCGCCTGACGGCGCGTGGCAGCGGGTCGAAAGCCGGCTGACGGTGGTCAAGTTTGTCCGCGATCTCGGCAACTGGTACCGGCGAAACTTCAGTTCGACTTCGTTGATTTCGGACGGCACCGCGATTCCGAGCGGCAAGCGGGCGGTCAATCCGAACATCCTGCGGGCCTCCATCCTCGCATGGTTGCGCGCGCAAGAACTTGGATGGACCGCCGAAGTGTCCAATGTGCCGCTTGAGCAGATGGTTCGCGTGGAGCGGACCAACCAGCCCAACAACTGCGATCCGAACCGCGTCAACGTGCTGATTGACCTCGACCTTGTGAATCAGCTGGCACGCATCGCAACGACCGTCGACACCTCGCCAGAGTTCGCGTGCATTCCGCCCGCGATCGTTGGAGTCTGACATGCTCGTCAAGGTCTTCGATGATGAGAACACCGAGGCGTTTTCTTACGACACCGACAAGACGGCGATGTGCCTGTATCCGGGACGCGAAGAAAAGAACGAGGTCATTGCGGCGCTGGAAGAAGCGAGCCGGTTTTTGAAGGTCGGGCATAACGGAGGCGAGCATGGATTACTGCCCTAAGTGCAAAGGCGTGTTGAACTTCGTCATGCAGGGCCGCACCATCCGCTTGCAGTCGGACGGCGATGTTACCGTGCTGGTTTCAAATCAGCGGCGCACCGAGACTTATGACGGCGAGTTCACGGTCGAGGACCGGAATCCGAAAGTGACGGCAACGGTGGTCGTGCCCGTGGATTTGTACGTGACTTACTTTCAGACCATCTGCGATGTGCCTCTGGTCGTTGAGCTATGTGATGGGCGCACCTTCTCGACCGAGCACGCTTCGCAGGTTTCCGACAACCCTTACGACACTAAACGCAACCTGCAGCCGATGGAGTTGATTTGCGACAGCATCACCGAATTGTTGCCGCGCGCCACGGCGGCATGATCTTGAGGTGAGACGACAATGGCGAAGATGCGAATGGATGAGGAGTATGCCCGGCTCGAATTGCTGGCGCCGGTCAATCTCGATGGCGTGGAGATTCACGAAGTCGTCGTCTACCGGCCGAGCTGCCGGGCGATGACCGAAGTGCTCGACACCGCGCGGCTCAATGTGCAGATCGAACGGTTCGTCAAGGCCTGTTGCCGAGGCGTCAACGGCACCGGAGAGCCTTTGGAGTTTGCCGGGCGCGAGCTGTCGTCGATCGATGGCAGCGAATTGGCGTCGGTGATCGGCGCCATGTCGGAAGACGCTGACGCGGTCGCGATCGAGGACACCGGCGACGGCATCACGGCGCCGTTGGTCTACACGCTGCAGCGGCCCATCACCTTGTCGCTACGCGAGGACGCCGAGCGAGTCACGCAATTATCCTTTGAGGTGCGCAGGGTCGGCGATATCTCGGAATTTCTCGACGCGCGAGGCGAGACCAAGGAGTTTCACACCTTCATGCGGACCTTCGCGAAGCCGATGGGCGTTGCGGTGCCGATCACCACCGACGCGCTGATCAACGCGCTCGATTTCCTCGACTACCTCGTGATACGGCGGCAAATCCTCCCAAAATTCATCACCTCGCGCAATCGGTGGAAGAAGGCGTCGTCGCACGCGCATTGAACTACCACTGGCCGCCCGGTTCGTGGGCGTTGCTTTCGATCCCGCAATTGTTGCGCATCTATGCCGTCGAGCACCGCTTGGCCGACGCGCAGCGGCCGGAAGGCGGCCCGGTCATGATCGGACCCGACACCGGCAGTGACGCGGCCGACGATGATGGGTAGACCGCCATGGACGATGACGTTGCCGCGCAAGCCACGATTTTCGTCAATATCCAGGGCGTGAGCGGACTGCAACGGCTCGCC